CACTTTACACAATCAAGGAGGCATCATGACTTTACCAGCACACTTGATTGCACAGCAGGGAATGTTCGATTCCCTGCAAGTGCAGAAGCATCACCAAACAACCATTGATTTGGTGAAGGTTGGCACAGCACTCGGCAACAAGTTATGGCCCAACGAAATCATGACTGTTGCCGAATGCATTGTCGGCAAAGACACACCAGCATTCAACCATCTCATCAAGCATGCGATGGAAGAATACGAAAGACTAGCAAATGCAGAAATGGAGGCACTTGGAGATGGATACTGCACAAATCAACACGTCGGATGACATGTCATGGTCACAGGCTCATGGTCTTGTGCAAACTCTTGTTATAAAAGAGATTGTTGCGCTTGACCAAAAAGCTATATGGCATGATGACTGTCCAGAGGAAGATGATTATTCACATTCAGAAGCAGCTAAAATGTGTAGGCGTGATGCTGAAAGATTGCGTCAAGCATTATTTATTTTAGCAAGAGGAGTATAAAATGGCTTATGAAATAGAGACAATGAATATTGACAAAGAACTGGCTAATGGTTTGACAGCTACATTGCGTAAACTAATACGTGATGAAGTAATAAACGTGATGAATGATATGCCAGCTGCTGTGGATGATGCAATATGCAACATATCTCGTGAAGTAGCTGAAGCAGTTATGGATGATGATCTCGATGACAAGATTACAAGTTGGATGCACGACAATCTTCGTGACCAACTTGAAAACAACATACGCATTGTCATAGACTAACATACAGCGTCAAGGTGTCTCGAATGCCTTGACGCATTTATGCTACACAGTTATATGTACTAGATGATTACATATTTAGAACAATTAAATAATGCAGCAGCACCAACTGGCATCAAATTAGTTGAGTTCTTCAAGCAAGCAAAGATACCTACATCAACATACTATCGTGCAATCGGGGGTCAGGATTTGCGTCTATCAACAGCAACAAAGGTTGAAGATGCGATCAACACTTACTCACTACACAAATCCCAGAGTGAATACGAATAGCTGGCAGGATTTAGTTGCAACTCTTGTGGCTATTAGAAACAAACGTGGCTATAGTCAAGAAGAGTTAGCACACCGCATTGGATGTGCTGCATCTTTGATACACAAATGGGAACAATACAAAAGAGTTCCGTCAGGATTTATGTTTGTCTGCTGGCTGGATGCGCTCGAAGCGCAAATCGAAATCAAAGAAACTAGAGGATAGTAGAGGAAAGCCTGCTGCATGTGAACATTGTGGCAGTACATCACATTGGTTTTCGGTGATGGCAAGTGGTTCTATTTGGTGTGATGATTGTTTGGAGTATTACGGATGGGAACATCTAGCCGCAACAAAGGCAGCTACCACGAACGATGGTGGTGTAACTGGTTCAATGAGAAGGGGTGCGAAGCGAAACGCCAACCGCTATCTGGCGCGTTGGGAGGTGAGTGGAAGTCCGATATCTCTATCACCACCAGACAAGGAAGATTGGTAGCTGAATCAAAGTATCAGGCTACAGGTCGTGGCTTTTCCTTTCTTACCAAGACACACAAAACACAGCCAGCAGACATCTATCTTCTTAAACAGAAGACAGGGCCAAACTTTATATGCATTGAAGTCAACAACCCGTTGGCTGAAAAAATAGCGCGATGGCTAGCTGGAGGTGACTAACCATCGCGCCGCGCATTTGGAGGTCTGACTGCGCACGACACAGGATACTTTTATTCTTGATACTGTCAAGGCACACTGCTAGACTATTCGATACGGAGGTCAATATGAAACAGCGTGATCCAAACTACAGGCTGCCGCGCAATCAGGTTATACCTGACAAGCGACAATCTATCATTGAAAGCATGCATGAACAGGAGGTTTTAGATGCGAGCATTGACAACAGAAATCAAAGCCAAAGCACTGGCTCGCCTAACAGACGCAGCTACCAAGCCAATGCTAGTAACGAGCATGATAGAAGATGGCGTGAGTTCATTAGTTCCATTGGAAACTAAACTGAACAAACATTACGAACTTGTCTTCTATCGTATTGACAGAGATGCACCATTACACAGACTACATGAAGCATACGAGATGGTGCAAAAAGCTTTAGTGCCTTTACCTACCAAAGACATTGAAGAGCGTATTACTATGCTTTGTGCGTTGATTACTTTGGCTAAAGACTTCAGCCCAAAGGTGCTTGACATGAAGCGCAAAGCTCTTGCATCTAAGCTGGCAGAATATCCAGCAGACATTGTAATTGATGCATTTGGTTACATCGAGCGAAATGTCAGATTCTTCCCAACATTGGCAGAGTTTATCAACGAAGCTCCCATTGGATGGAAGTCCAAGCCACGGTTCATGTTACGTGATGAGTTGCAGAAATGCATTGATTATCAGGAGGCTGTGTGATAAAATGGATGAAGATGAAGTACAAGAAGATGACGGCCAGCCAAGCTGGGAACAAGAGTGGGAGGATTTTGGCGAAGTCTACGATGACGAGCCAACCTATATATAAATAGATGGAGGTCTATCATGGAAAGAAAAGGTTTTATCGGCGGGTCCGATATGTATTCAATCATGCGCGGCGATTGGAATACGCTATGGCATGTCAAAACTGGACGCACTCAACCAGAAAATTTGAGTAATGAGTTCAATGTACAGCTTGGTATTCGCACAGAATCATTCAACATGGAATGGCTTGCTAAGCGTACTAGCTGGGATGTAATGCCAAGCCCAGACATTATCCGCAAAAAAATATCTGGCGTTCTCTATCAAGCAAGAGCAGATGGCGTAGCTTACGACAAAAATGGCGTAGCTATGATTGTCGAGTGCAAACATACAACAAGCTACCGCAGCATGTCTGATATGTTGGAAGCATATCTACCGCAAGTACATTTGTACATGCGTTTGCATGAGTTGAAGAAAGCTGTGTTTTCCGTCATCTTTGGGAATCTATGGGAATATTGCGTAGTAGACTTTGAAGAAGACTATTGGAAAAATGTCAGCACACAAGCCTATCAATTCTGGCAAATGGTAGAGTCTGACGTTGAGCCAGTACAGAATTATGCCAACAAAGTTGATTGGTCTAACGTCAAGATTGATGGACTTATCAAGCGTGATGCAAGCAAAGACAATCAATTCATGGACGCGGCTCACAGGTTTGTGAATTATTCACAACAAGCTAAAGAACATGAAGCTGCTAAAAAAGAATTAAAGTCAATGGTAAAAGACACAGAACGTGAGGTCTACTGTGATCTATTGACTATCAAGCGTGACAAGCGCGGTGCTTGTCGCATTACAATCCACTCTGACTAGGAGGTAACAATGGCAGAGAAAAAATTATCAATCACGGATGCATTTATTGCATGGCATGCAGAAGAAGTAAAAGCCAGCAAAGATGGCAAGAACCCACACTTTCGTTCAACATATTCTACGTTAGAAGAAGTGATTGCTGCTTGCCGCAAAGCAGGTCAGCATGGCCTGACATTTACACAGCTAATCGATATGGATGATAATGGTCGCATGTTTGTCAAGACTATTGTCATGCATGTCAGTGGCGAAGTGTTGACAAGTCGCACACCCATTGTGTCACAAGACTTGACTAATCCACAAAAGATGGGGTCAGGCATTACTTATGCTAAACGCTATGGTTTGCAAGCTGCATTTGGTCTACCATCAGAAGATGACGATGGAAATAAAGCAGCAGAACCAAAAGTTTGGAAAGAACCAATGCCACACAACACCCCAAAAGACGAACCGTCAGAATACTAGGAGCAATACATGGATAACAAACTTAGCCCAAACAAAGGCAGAGTCTTTCCTATTACAGAAAAAGATGAGCAATACATTGGCAAACCAATCTTGTCAGGCAAGCTCAACATTGAATACTGGGCAAAGCACATTGATGATGCATACGAACCACGTTGTGTGCTGTTCAAGAAAGAGATAAACGGACAGCGTAAACTAGCTGTCTTTATTGAGGTTGGCTTGATGCATGATAATGGTGCCGATGTACCAGAAGGCAAGCCAAACTACGGCGGCAAAATTGGACAGCAAAACATATCCGCCTACAAAAACAAATCCCAGAATGGCTCAGACTACATGGGGCTTAGTGTCTATACACCAAACACAGACACACAGCCAGCAGAAAACAAACAAGTCATCCAGCCAGCAACAGTTGATGGAGGGACAATCGATGACGACATCCCGTTCTGATCGCACAACGACAGCCAACCCATACAAAGCAACGCCCTACAAAGTAGGCATTGTTGTTGAACACTTTGTTGAGTTTTGCTTTGCTGCCCAAAATACAGCAGAAGCAAAACTCATAGCAGAAAACAAACTGCGGAAGTTTAAAAACCCAGCACAACTACGAAGAGCAGTAATAGGCGACATACATTTTATTGAAGTAGAAGAAATTTGATGGCGCAAAAAACCTACACTGCCGAACTTACAAGCAAGCAAGTAAAACTACTGTTGCAACTTACAAAACATCCTGCATTAGCAAAAGCAGTACAGGCTAAACACGTTGTAAACCTACAATCTGTTTGCAGAAGGATAAAAGAAAAATGAATCGTGCAGATATATTATCTAAAGCACATGATGCTGTACAATCAAGAGGCAAAGACTACGGTTCACCAGCAGAAAACTTTGAACGCATTGCAGCAATCTGGTCGGCGTATGCAGACATAGAATTTAGTGTAGAGGATGTTGGCATTATGATGATGATAGTAAAGATATCACGCCTGATGGAAACACCAGCACACGAAGATAGCTGGGTAGATTTAGCTGGCTACGCTGCTATTACTGCCGAAGCGATAGCAGATAGTCAAGATAATCCGCCCCAGCTTGCGGATCAACAATCT